CACTGCCATTGTGCTACAACCACCATTGGTGCTCCTAGATGGATTCGAACCATCGTCTCTGCCTTACCATGGCAGTGTGTTACCATTGCACACTATGGGAGCATGATTGGAGTGAGGGATCGGATTTGAACCGATGGCTTTACCGTTTTGCAGACGGTTCCTTTGGACCACTCAGGCACCCTCACATTGTTATTGGCTCGTCATGAAGGATTTGAACCCCCGACCCCCTGCTTCGTAGGCAAGTGCTCTAAGTCCACTGAGCTAATGACGGATGATACTTTGGAGCGGAAGACGAGTCTCGAACTCGCAACATCTTGCTTGGAAGGCAAGTGCTCTACCAATTGAGCTACTTCCGCATAATTCTTGGCGTACCCCCAGGGACTCGAACCTTGACAATACATTATAATGGCATCCCCGGACCGAATCGAACGGCCAACCTTTGAGTTTGGAGCTCACTGCTCTGCCTAATTGAGCTACGGAGACATTTTCTTTCGAGGAAGGCCTCCTTTAGACCATCCTAAATTTTGATATTCTACTAATTCTTCTTTAGAAATTCTTTTAGCACTAATACCGTTATTTACTAACATTTTTCCTAGGTTAGCTTCTGCTACTCTTTTACGGTGTTCCTCTGATTGAGTTCTTCCTGTCAATGATTGAGAAACTTTTTTTCTAATTTCTGGATTATTTTTCATAGCATTATTCATTGATAACTTTTGTCTTGTTTCATTGGAAACAATCTGTTTCAATGCCGCTTGCCTTTGTTTTTCTTTAGTCTCCTCAGAATGAGTTTTACCTTTGAAGGCTCCAACAATTCCAGGATTTCCGCCACTGCCGCCAATTTTTAGATTGTATGATAGCGGATTGTTTACTAACGATTCATTTACTATACATCTTTCTAGTACAAACATTTCTTCTTTAGAATTTACTAAATGAAGTATTTCAAATTTGAAGTTTTCAGATCCATACTTTTTAATTGCTCTTTTTAAATACTTTCCAGATCCTAAATAGCCATCGTTTAAATTATCAGTCTGATGACAACCGACATAATACATTCCGTTTAATATATTAGTGGTTTTGTAGATAATGTAATTCATACTTTATTTATACAAAACCGCCGTTCTGCCAATTGGAACTACTGACTCATTATATTGGTACCAGGTAGTGGGATTGAACCACTGACCAATGGATTATCGATCCACTGCTCTACCGCTGAGCTAACCTGGTATATTATGGTGCCGATTGTCGGATTCGAACTGACGACCTTTGCTTTACAAGAGCACTGCTCTGGCCAACTGAGCTAAATCGGCGTATTTGGTGGGGACTGAAGGAATCGAACCTAACTGCCGCCACTCTGCATATTATGGCAAGTGATTTACAGTCACCCGCAGAGAACAGCCCCCATATTAATTTACAGCACTCGTTAGAATGCTGGTAATAAAGCAGACTACTCATCTGCTTTGGACTTGCCGCTGCAATTTGTCTGTTCGGCAGTCTGCTTTATTACTTGACGGTTTTTACACATTCAGGTTATCGCCCTGAACTTATCATCCCCGTCTCCGCCCTCATTAAGCCCATGTTTTAAGTGCAGGCAGGGTCGCGTTCCCTCACACTTTACTACGCTCTACTAAACAAAAACCCCGGTCTTTCGATCCGGGGCCCAGTTTAGAGTTATGTTATTTAACTTACTCTTCGGCTGAACCCCCTAATACTTTGGGTGTAATGGCACCATGAATATCAAAGCGATACTCTCCCTGCCAACTTGACATCGTTGGGCATGATAGTTTCGATAATGATGTTCTTGCTGCTGTTTTCATAGTATGTTCATATTATATCTGATTCATGATTTATTGTCAAGTGATTTCGGAAGACTATAAATCATGTATCGTTTATTTATTTATCCTTGTGGTTAAAAACTACTACTTTATTACTCATTTTTCAGTATTATACACTACTGCTGATTTATTGTCAAGTGTTTTTGCTACTTACTGCTATTTGAATCAATGATACTGAAAGAACTGCTATTATACACTGCTGCTGATTTATTGTCAACTTTTAAAAATCTAATAAATATGCTAATGTTAAAGCGACTGTCACTCCCAAGCCCAAAAGAAGAAGTAAAAATTTACGCTTATAAGATTCTGAATGAATTCGATTTCTCTCAGAGAAAAATAGATTGGACTATACAGACATGGGGGAAACAATTTAATTACGCTGACGTAGAGTACTATCATAATCAAGATTTTTCGAAAATGGTCATTGATGACGTTCAACATCATTTCAATGCTAATATAGATTATGTATTCATAATTTTAATGTCTAGTTGGGATAAAATTCCAAGATGTATGCCTCCGCATACTGATAAAATGAGACGAACTGCCGTAAACTATTACTTTGAGTTGGGAGGCGAAGATCCTGAATTAGTATTCTATACGAAACATGGCAATAAGGATATACATGTTACTGATTTAGAAAAATATGAAAATCTAGACGTTCAATCAGTACATAAATTGCAATGTCATTCTTGGTTTGCTTTCAATGGCAAACAGTTTCATAGCGTGGAAAATATTACAGATAAAAGATTATGTATCACGCTATCTTTTAAAGAAGATCTTGCTGAATTTTATGAATTGAATGCTCACTTATTATGATTCAGTATTTCTATATACGGTCTGATTAAATCTTTCATTTCATCTTTATTAATAATATAATCGTACCCAACAGTTTCAATAGTTTTACCTTCAATGGTGCTAACTGAGTGACCTAAAATTTTTGAGCAATCTTCATAGATATTTTCATAGTCAACGTGTAATACCGTGACATTGTCTAACAGCGATTTAATTCTTTTTTCCCAACACAAATAGCTAGTAAACAGCGTACTTAACTGATAATGCACATAAGATTCTTCTAAAGGAATTAAAATTGGTTCTTTTGATATCTTGGTGCCCATACTGTATATATTTTGTCCTTTATCCATATAATATTTAGTAATCCAATTACTTAACACCATGTCTTCAAAGTTCCGCTTCAAAGATACAAAAGTAAAGTTACTTTTTTGTAAACCTAATAAAATTTTCTGCTGCAGATAGAAATTTCTGTGATTATACAAAAACATTCGCAGAGTATAGTCTGTATTTCTATCAGATTCATGAATTAAATTCAATTTATATTCCCAGTCAGTGGAAATTTTATCATTATTAAAAGTTATAGGAACATTCTCTAAGTTAAATTTTCTAATTTGATGATTTTCTAAAGTATAAGAAACATTGTACCATTCTTCGAACATTTCACTTAATCTAACACTGTTTGGATTATTGTCTTCTAATATTCGTTCACACAACTGACTTCCAGATCTAGGTAAAGTTAAAATACAGTATCTTTTCATATAAATATCTTTTTAAAAGAGTATTTACTTCATGACTAATGACATTGTAATTTTAGTAGGGATAAGCATCACTAATAGTCTATTTGAGCGGCACGCCGGCCCTCATAGACTAGCAACTGAACTAAGAAAGCATGGATACAATGTAATCGTTGTCTACGGTCTGAATTATTATTCTTTCAGCGAGCTAATTGAAATTTGTGAACGCTTAGTCAGTGAAAAAACACTGTGCATTGGAATTTCAACCACATTCTTGTTAAGAGATAAATCCATTGGAGAATTAAAGCCTTTTGAAAATACACCCGCTCATCTCTATAATATAGAGATGATACTAAGACATTTTAAATCAAAATACAAAAATCTCAAATCTGTTGCTGGAGGTCCAACTGCTAGATCTAAAATGACTGGCTTTGAAACTTTATTTGATGCATTTTTTGAAGGATACAGCGACACAAGTTTTTTAAAATATGTAAATAATTTAAAAAACAATACTATTTACTTAGGTCAACAGTACTTTAGAGATCAAGAGGCAAAAAACTTTGATTTTAAGCATAGTACAATTGATTATGTAGACAACGATTTTATTTTCCCAAATGAATCTCTAATTCTCGAACTCACCAGAGGCTGTATATTTAAATGTAAATTTTGTAACTATTCAAACATTGGGAAAAATAAGAATGACGATTCATGGGTAAAATCTGCTAGTACTTTGAGGCAAGAGTTAATATCCAATTATGAAAAATTCGGAACAACATATTACACATTCAGCGATGATACTTATAATGCAGGACTTGACAAAGTAAAATACTATCATGAAGTTTTAACCAGCTTGCCTTTTCAAGTTAAATTCAGCACATACATTCGAATTGATTTGTTACATAGATGGCCTGAAATGATTTCGTTATTAAAAGAAAGTGGACTGATCGGTGCGTTCTTTGGCTTTGAATCATTCAATGATTATGCTAAAAAGACGATTGGTAAAGGTCTAGATACTTTAAAAATACTGAATACGCTAGAACAATGTAATAAAAGTTGGGGTAATTCCGTATTTAAGCTTGGTAGTTTCATCTATGGTTTACCAGGAGAGAGCGTAGAAACTATGAGGGACTGGACAGAAAATATAATATTAAAGTCTGGACTATTTGATGATATGTCAATTGGTATTTTGCCATTATTATTAACAGATGCAAAAAATAAAACAGATAAGCTATACACTAGTGAATTTGACAGAGAATATGATCGTTATGGATATAAGATGCTTAATGATACAGATAATCTATTACGTTGGGAAAACAATGACACAAACTATGATGAGTGCTGTAATTTGGCAACCGAAATGTTGAATAAAATATATTCAACTAAGAGACCCTGGGGTAGTTTTAAAGTGCCTCCTTTATTAGGATATGGACTGTCGATGGATGAAATCCGTGACATTTCATCATCTAGACAAAAAGTCAATCAACTAACTAAAACTAAATATGAGCAATATAAAAATTACTTATTAAATATCTGAGAGGTCATTGGCTGTTCTTTATATGATTAAGTAAATCAGAATATCTTAGATTTTCAAATTCTAATAGAAAATTTATTCTTGACATTTTAGTATCAGAGTTGGCACTGTGAACACTATGATACTGTTCATGATTAAAGCAATACCAGTGATGCTTCTGTATTTGAGCAGAAAAAACTTCTTGAACTTTACTGGGATCTGCCAATCTGTTTTCAGTGATATTAAAATCAGACAATTTTTCATACCAACGAGTAATTTCATTGCTATCTGTGTATAGATAAAACAAGCTACTAAGTCTATCATGATCGCTATGAATCATTGTATAATTCCCTCCACTAGCAATCTGTAGACTTGGTTTTGGATTTAATATCTTTAAATATTCAGGCAATGAATCAACAATTTCATTAGAGTAAGAATCTGAGATCCAGTATTGCTGAAATTTATTCAAAGAGTAAGGAAACTTATCTGTGACTTTGATCGTCTGAAATTTAAAATTATCAAATTTATTAATATTTTCGATGAATCTATTTTTTATTTCTATCATCTGATCTTTATCTATTATGGGACCACGATATTCTTCATCAAAAAGACAATGTCTAGCTATATACTTGCCAATAGTCATGCCATGATGATTTTTTGATTCATATGAGTTAGTTTTTAATGCCTGTATAAATAATTCTACAATTGAATCAATATCAGAGTTTATTTTTTTAAGATATAGTTCTGTCATAAATATTATTTATTATTGAGATACACTCTGAAAATGTTAAATCCCTTTGCTTATTATCTTGATTTACCACCATTTGAAATCGACAATAGTCTTCCTGATCCATATAGTGAGCCTATACAGTATGAATATGGAATAGGTGAGCACAGAAAAGTTCTATTAGACGATTTTAAAAAAAAGAGTGTTGCTCATTATATCCGATATTTTGCCAATACTGAGTATGTCAAAAAATTTTTTAAACTAGTTCCAGAACTAGTTGGGTCTGTTCAGCAAATAGGATTTCAAAGTGTTGATAATTATTGGAACGATCCCGAAGGATCAATATTTTTGCCTCATACAGATGGTGCTAGAGGAAAGTACGTTATAAGTTATAATATAGACATGGGTGGGTCTGAGGTTAAAACTATATGGTATAGAGAAAAATGGATGCCTAGTGAAAGAGATGGCAAAATTTATCACTACACTACCGAGAATCTAGAATTTCTTACCAGCGTAATATTTAAACCTGGATGGAATATTATCAAGGCAAATGTAATTCACAGTATATACCCAATCTTTAGTCCTAGAAGAGCATTTACTGTAAGTTTTTCTAGAGAGGATTTATTTGAACAAATAATAAACAAATATGCTATGAAATCTGAATCATGATCAAGCGAAAAAAAATGCTAGTAGCGCTATAACACTGACAATAAGTGTACTAAGCCACCAACTAACAAAATATCCCAAAGATAAAACTACTAATAGCCAACATAAATGATATAGATGTAGTTGCCATATATTCATTGAATATCTGTCTTTTATGAATTTGTGTTACAATGACATGTATATAATTTATGTTTGATCACTATAGTATGCTCTGTGCTCTTAGTTGTGCTCGTATTTTTGTGGCACTGATATCATGAATCTCTTCACCTAAATCATGTTGAGTAAAAGTATAGCCTACTCCACGCCCATAACTTATATCGACAATGTTGGGAACTTTCATTATTATATATTCTCGATCATATTCAAATCCAACGTCGTATAATGCTAATTTGATGTTACTGACAACAGTGTTGTAGTCAAAGGGATTATCTGTTTGAGGATTAGTACGTCCAGCACCAGCATCAGCGCCAACTATACCTCCAACATCGCGAACCATTATACATACTTGTCCTGTCTCTAACAAAGCTTTCTTAAATAAAGCAGTGTGCCCGGGGTGCCAAGGTTGCCATCTCCCAAGTAGCATAGCGGTCGGTTTTTTACTGTCAAAACTCATTTATAATCTCCTATATATTTAATAACAATTTGTGCTAGCTGATCGTGAGTATCATCGAACCAAGCATTTACATGATAATCAACTTTATCGGGTATCTCAAACATTCGATTGGTATCTTCAAATCTTCCCTGCTTGATAGTATCCATCCATATAATATAGTCAGCAGCAAACTCAGTTCTGGCTTGAGCGGTAGGGCAAACAAAGTCAGCTACTACGATTCTTCCAGCCTTAATTACTCCATCAGCAAGATATCTCATTCTCATAGCCTGACGAATTCTGCCTTCAGGACTAAAATCCCAATCATTATATTCAGTTCTTATCTGATCAGCGTTAAGCCATACAGCGCCGATTAATTTTGAAAAAGGCTCTGCTAATGTGCTTTTACCAGAACCCGGTAAACCCATAATTAATATTTTCTTTATAGCGTTGTTCATGAAATTATTTAGACAGAATATAATCACTAAATAAATTTATGAACTACGATGCTATTAGTCATGATTTCAAACGCAATGTAAATTATTGCTCTGTGAAAAATTAGAGTCATTTACTATGAAATTTTATTATCCTATACAATTTCCCGTAAAATTATTAAAAGATGATCTAGATTTAGAAACATTGTTTACGAGATCTAGGCATGGTATTTTTAAAGAAGATTATAATGACTGGTTACATCATGATTTTATAGATTTTTTTCAGGATACTTTTAACTTCAAGCCATGGTGTTTATTTTTTATAGCTCCAGCGAATTATGAAATGGTTATACATACCGACGGATATGTTACTTCTGACTCTTATCAAATGCATTCTTGGGCTATTAATTATGTATGGAATGGAGAAAACAGTGTTATGCGTTGGTACAAAAGTAAAACAGTTTTTTTTCAAAAGTCAGTAGATCTGAGCCCAGCCTCTACCGATCATCAGCGATGGACAAAAGATCAAGTAGAGTTATTAGATAGTGCCACAATATGCGACTCTCATATTGTTAGAACTGATATACCTCATGATGTATATAATTATGACCGTCACAAATCAAGATACTGTTTAAGTGTAAGAAGCGACGTTTCTCCAAAAAATAAGTTTTCATATCGACATGCTCTAAAATTATTTAAAAATTTGATCAAAGTGAATTGAAAAATAGATTCTGAATCTTATAGACTATAAATAAATTGATGAGTCCTAATAAATCGACGTTGATAACATGGCACGTACTGGCACACTGTGCTTTAGTTTACTTTATATATACAGGTACTGCTATTGAATGGTTCTTGGCCATATTTCTATATATCATACAGAGCACTATTAGTGGGACAGTCATCTATCATAGATTATTAAGTCATCGAAGCTTTAGTAGTCCTAGATGGTTTACTATTTTAGGTAGCATCATTGGGTCACTAGGCGGAAATGGTAGTGGACTGGCTTGGGCCGCTGTTCATCGTGAGCATCATAGATTTACTGATCGTGATCGTGATCCACACTGTCCACATAGACGTGGGGTACTATGGACACAATTTGCTAGTTTCATGCATAATCCCAATATCAGATATGTTCCCGACTTGCTACGAGATCGTGTTCAAGTAAAAATACACGAGTTCTATTGGGCAATTAATTTCATTTATATTCTTGCTTTATTGAGCATAGATCATCGCAGCATATTTTATGCTTATTTCGTTCCAGCATTGTTTACGTGGCATGCCGGAAGTTTTATTAATACATTAGGTCATATGAGCGGATATACAAATTATTCAATTTCAGATACTAGTAAAAATAATATATTCACAGGATACTTAGTAGGTGGAGAAGGATGGCACAATAATCATCATGCCGACCCGGCTAATGCTAGATTTGGTAGACGCTGGTGGGAATTCGATCTAGGATATCTAATAATTAAACTAATAAGAATCGACAATGAAAATAAAGATAATACACAGTGATCACTATAATGACAGTGATATTCAAGATTTAATCGAGATACAAAAAAATAATCAAGAACATGAAAATTATATATCACTTGACTGGGAAAATAAGCCAAATACTCTATTGCATGTGTTTATTAAGCAGCAAAGATTTGCTAAAAATCATGGAGGTTTAATATTATTATACAATCATGATGATAGGTTAATAACAGTTAGTGGATATAATAGAAGTAGCTTTGATAAAGACGTATTTATCGGAGGAGTAAGAACTCTAGTAGATCGCGATTACAGACATCAATTATTACTGAGCAAGCATATTATAGCTGTTCAACTGGAGTCTATTAAAAAGATGTTAGGGAAAATTGTAGCATTTACATTTGATGTTAATAATATCAGCAGTTTATATCATATCTATAGAAAGAATAAAATTCGTGTAGTGCTTCAGAATAATAAATTTAACTACTATGACAACTTACAGATCTTAGAGTATCCTGTACAAATAAATAACTGTTTACAAAACGTGCTATATATTAAACTAGATGAAAATTACGATTATGACTGGTCAAGATTACGTTAACGATGAAATTATGAATATTCGCTATACGATTCCACATGTTAGCGATAGTATAAAATCGAGATATAGTTTTAGATATCATGAACTGCCTGTGTTTGGTGTTGGTCCCTATGGGTTTCCTATCGTCAATTGTGACTCATATATAGATCTAAGCTTATTAAACGGTATCAGTGATGAATTTTATGCTAACTTAAATCAATCTAAGCATAGACTACACAAGATGATGCCTTTTGGGCTAGTTCCAGAACACTTAAACAATCAAAAGTGTTTAGACAGTTATCTGATAAACTTAGACAAATACGATAGCAATCATACACTGTCACTATTTGGAGATCATAACACACATTATCATGATTATAAAGAACATGCTTGTGATTACTTTAAATTGAATAAGCCGTGGAAAGATGTGCTGCACATCAGAAAGCTAAGTACATTTTTTGAAAAAAACAACCCCGGAACATGGAATGATGTTGCTCACAACTTTCCAAAACTCTGTGATTTTATTGAAAGCTTACCATTTAAACATGTAGGCTATGCCATGATTATGATTAATAATCCTGGGTCACGATTAGATATACACCGTGATATTTGGATGCAGAATCACAGTGCTCATCATATTAATATTGCTATCGATTTTAAACCTCGTTCAGTGTTTATATACGATGCTATCACTGATACTAAGTATTATAAGACTGAGAACTCATTGAGTTATTTCTTCAATGAATGTGATCTACATGGAGCTGACGCTGTTGATGATTCTAGACTTACGCTCAGAGTAGATGGTCAATTCACTGACAACTTTGCCAGAGCAGTCGGATTAGAAGGAGGTAAAACTTTTGATTGGTGTTATGATCGACCAACTGATTTTATCAAACAGAACGGCGGCGTTAAAGTATACAAAGAAACTGATATATGATTCCCACTCCTGATGATTTTAAACTTTTTTGGCAAATAAAACATAGCAATTATAGTAAAATACCCACATTCAGATACTATAATTTTCCTCCTATGGGTCTAGGTCCACTTGGTAAAATATTTATAGAAATAGATCGCTACTTAGATACATCTGAATTTCCTAGTATCTATTCGGAATTAATGGCTAATAAGCACTTACTTGATCCATACATCAAGGGCTTAGTTGTCAACGGCATTATTCCCAAAGAACATAATAATAATCATAAAAGCATTGACAGTTACCTGTTAAATCAAGACAAATATATTGATTGGGATTATACTAGTGATATCAGTCGATTTACAACACTAAGTCAAATAAAGAGTTATTTTTATAATAAATTTAATATTAGAGAAGCCTGGAAGGGGGTTTGTCATCTTCGTAACTTTACAAATTATGAGAATAAGCATTTGACTACTAATTGGATATCTTATAGTGAGCCATTTCATAAACTACGAAATTTTGTAGATAGATTGCCGTTTAAGCAGTTAGGATATGCTGTATTGTTTATTAGTAACGGAAATCAATCTGATCCAGCGTTCATACACAGAGACATCTATCATAAAAGTCATCATCTAAGTAATTTTATAAACATAATGTTTGATCAGAAACCCAGACCATTCTTTGTTTATGATACTGAAACTAAGACAAAACATTATGTCAGTAAAAATTGTTCTATGTATTACTTTAACGAATCCGATCCACACGGTGTAGATTTAGAAGATACTTCTAGATACATGCTCAGAGTAGAAGGAGTATTTGAAGATTGGTTTGCTGATAAGATTGGTTTGAAAAAACATACAGACTACTATGAAAGCTTTGACTGGACGTATGATCGTCCACAACAGTATTTAAAAGATTTACACATTTGGGAAGAAACTGACATATGATTAACAATAAACGTATTGCTATTACCGGAGAAAGCAGTGGCATTGGACAAAGCTGTTATAATTTATTTAAAATTTACGATAATAAGTTATTTGGATTTAGTAGAACTAGTAACTGTGATTTAACTGTTAAAGAAAATTACAATAGAGCGTTAAGTACAATTTTAGAGTGCGATATATTCATTAACAATGCTTATACAGTAGAATACAGAATGTTACAAACAGACTTGCTTAATGATATTTATGATATTTGGCGTCATGATAGTTCAAAATGTATTTTAAGTGTTGGAAGTCAGGCTCAATATGTTACTAAAACCAATGTTAACGAACAACGCTATGCTACTAGTAAACAAATGCTAGAGGCTACTATAGATAGATTAAAATATAGTGACCATATGTGTGGAGTATTAAGTGTTAATCCTTTCTGGGTTAACACCCCTATGTATCTGAGATTTAAACAATCTAATCCAAACTACGTTCCAAAAAGTTTATTAGAAAGTGCGGAAGTAGCAGAACATATTTATCATCTAATAGACTTGTTTTATACTCATAAAATTAATATCTATTCTAGCGAAATAAGAAAACAACTTAAGTATTAGAATATCTGTTTAAAACAGATATTAATGATTCGGGTATAATAATATTACTAATAGGAACAGAAAAACGTCGTTGATATTCCTCAGTGAGAATGTCATGAAATTTTCTGTATCTGTTTAAGTGTTCGAATCCGTGACGTTTTAATCTTGGTTCTAAATCAAATCCCAATCGCTTAAAAATTAAATGCTTTGGTATACCCAGTTCCATGTAATAGTATTCATCAACATTTTGTTCTACAATTCCGCTAGAATAAACTTCAATATGTGCTTTAACAAAATGTTTTAGAGAATCTAGACTATTAGTCTGAATATTTCCTATTCCTGTAATTCCATAATCAGAGAATAGTCTATCAAATGAATTAATAGATGGGCTAGGAGCTGCTAGACTCCATTGACCATTGGTTTTTACAGGCCAGGGATAATCTCCTCCTACACATACAAATCCAGAACAATATGTTGAAGCCCACGCTGTAATACTAGCATAAGGAATAGGCATAAAATATTTAGTACTTAAGTCGATATCTATCTGACTTTGATAGTACTTTGTTAATTCAAGATTCATATAAGTTATATCTATATTATGCTTTCTACAAAATTCACTAGCATGATATAAATCATAACTATTAACAATCATATCTTTAAAGTAAATTCTAACAGTTCTTGCTCGTACTGGAATGTTATTTTTTAAACAAACTAGCAGAATAATTTCACTGTCTATGCCTCCACTGTACATAACTTCAACAAACTTATTATTTCTAGCAGACAAATAATCTAAATATAATTCACTAATAGTCTGACTAGTCGATAATTGCTCTAAATATTCTATTGTAAATGTATTATCTATTACAGTATGAATTTTATAGTTATCAATGCCAGAACGCCACTCAATCATACTGTTTGCTCGTGTATAGTCCAACCTAGTTTTAGAAAGTCCTGACGAACTTCATCAGTAACGTAGCCTTCTCCGACAAGATGTTTATCGTCATCTATAGTCTCATCATTATTAACATACGAACTACAGTAATAGTCAAGATAACTTTCATTACGATTGGCTATTTCACTTATAATATACCCATTTCTACGCCAGCTACTAGTCCAATAATATTCCGCTAAAACATCGATTACATCTAATTTTAAAAACTTATTATTACACATAGCAGCATATACGTTTTGAGAATAAATGTAATCCTGTCTGATCTTGTCTACTAACCAATCAGCTTGATATATATCTTTTACTAAATCTGATTTTTTAAAAGTCATTATAGTTATCGATTGAAATTCAATCTAGTCATGCTAGGATCTTTTATATTTAGGATTGTTAAATATTACATCTGTTTTTTTTAGTATCAATAATTAATAACTAAATATTTTTATGAATTATGATTCCTTTAGTCATGGTCAAATAACTAGCAAACTTTGGTTGGCCGAGCATTTAGAGAGATATATTAAGCCAAATAGCACTGTATGGGTTCTTGGCAGTTGGTATAACACTATTGCGTTTATATTATTGTGTCGTCGTCCTGATTATTATCAACAAATTATTGGATATGATATTGATCAAGAATGTAAACCAATCGCCGATAAAATCTGTAATGCCTGGACAGCGTTCAAGAATATTAAAGTTCAAAATTTTACTAAAAATTGTAACGAGTTAGATTGGTCTAATCCACCTGATTGTATTATTAATTGCAGCGCCGAGCATTTCGATACTGCTGAATGGTGGAATCAGATTCCACTATCTACATTGATTTGTATTCAAAGTAGTAACATTACGATCAGTGATTATCCATGGCTAATTAAACAGCCAAATCCCAACATTAATGTTTTTACAAACAGATACCCACTTAGTCAGATGTTAATGAAAGGAATAAAGCAGATAGAGATGTCTTCTAAACCTAACTACGAACGATATATGCTTATAGGTTACAAGTGAAAACTGAAATCTCTATCACCAAGTATCTTTAATATCTTTAACAAACCATCCAAGAACAAACAAGTCAGATTTTATCTGAGCAGTGACATAGCTTTCTGAGACATAGTTTTTAGCATCCTCTTCGTCAGGATCATTAGTGATCTCTTGAACTTCATTTCTAATGCCACTACAATAGTAGTCCATGTAATCCTCGTCGCCACCTCGAATATCAGCAATGATACCGCCCGCATATCTCCAACTACATCTCCATGTGTCCTCTTTTAAAATAGATAGAACATCATAATGAATGAATTCATTATTACACATAGCAGCATATAAATTTTGAGCATAAACCTTGCTATTTTTGATTTTAGCAACCATCCAATCTGACGCTTTAATGTCTTGTTCTAAGGAATGATTCATTCTTTTTTCTTTAGATTAAAGTTATATATTCTGAATAACCACATGATTATCAATACTGCTAACCAGGTTTTAAGATCATAGGGAATAGGAAATACGCTTTCAAACAGAGTATTCCATGACCAAATAACAATCAATGGCCCAGAAACAATCATGATGACTATTGCCGCCAATCCTATTAAAAAATGTTTATCAACTTTCAGATTCATTCTTTTTACCTCGCTTAGCATAAAACACATGATTACCGATTTGTACTAATCGTTGATGAGTCCATCCTGGCTTAATCATAGAATTGTGAAAATACAATACATTATTGGGTATAACTTCAGTGCCAGCATTCTCATACAGAACTTGTCTAGCAATATCTTCAGCCTGTTTATAAGCATTGCTAGCATAGTTTGGCTGAGATTTTTGCTGACAGACCCAACTAAATTGACATAATCGTTGTAACATTGTGGGATTCTGTGAGCTAGCAACCAAGTTACTCTGATAGATTACTTCACATGGAGTGTTAGCAAATCCATGACTAACTCTGTTCATAACCACACGAGCAACAGCAATCTGACCTAAGTAGGGCTCGTTCTTTGCTTCATAATAAATGTTCGTAGCCATACATCTAATCTGATCAATCTGAATGGGCTTTGCTGCTGTTGTTATCTTTTTTAGATCATTTACTGTTTTTCTCCCACTAGTGATGATGCTTTCTCTTAGATCTGTTCCTATTTCAGTCTGTGATGAAATCTTGGAACTTTCAATAGTGATTATAATGGCTAACATACTTAGAATAAAGAATAGCATGGGCCAATCTCTAACTGCTATAAACATAATCCTCTCCTATCTTAGATAGTACTACGAACGTGAATAATTGTCAAGTACTAGATTGTCCAACAGTCACAATTACATATTGTAACGTTTTCAATGGCCTCGTCGGGCGTATAACTGTTGGAGGGATACATCACGAGTTCTTTTGGTACGATATCAAGATTCTCGATGACGGGTATAACCAACGGATCAGCAGGTAACGCTAAACTTGTTGGCAAAACTGGCTCTTCTATGATAATATCCAAGTTATCGGGCAAGCGATCTCCTGGGCTGTCTATCTTAAGGGCAGTTATCATTGCTCCTGGTAGTGCCTGAGATAGACGATCTGCTGTATTGTCAGCAGATGAGAAGGTTGATAATACTGGGCTTATTTTTGGAGGAACCGTGCCTACAGGACTAACTGCATACACTCGTGGCGGTTTCGTAACATCATATCCAAACCCAGTACTATCTATTGACAAATCTGTTAGCTTGCCCTCTGATACAAGAGCAGTGGCAGAACTAGCACTTGGCTTTAAACTATCACTAACATCATTGTCTAATTGACCACCAAGCAATGCTATACGCTTGGCATTTCTACTTTCTCTAAGTAAAGCAACCATGCTTTGTCCGGGCACAGTTGACAAATCAGCAATCTTTTCTATAAGACGTGCTATTTCTTTATAATCAGTTTGATCTGCCCAATGCTCAAGATTTGCTATAAACTGATAGAGTTCTTCACGATTAGTGTATCCTGAAATTCTAGCACACTCAGGAGCACTGAAAGGAATTGCTCGTTGCTCTTGACTTAGACTAGTTCCAATAGCATTCCACCAGTAGTTAAGACGATCACATACTGCTCTTCGAGAGTTAAAAATATTAGAAATCTCGGCTTCAGCTTGTTGTAGATAAGTGTCTAACGAATAGTCAGGATACACAGTGCTATCATAGTTTCTCCAATGACGATAATCATATGTATAATTTGACCATACACCATTAGAATCTTGAGTTGGTTGAGTGGCTTGATCAACAGCCCATTTGTAAATGTTATGATATATTGTTGCTAGTAGTGGAGTAGCAGCCTGAATCAAGAGATTTTGAATTTCAGCAAAGATGTCGTTATACTGATCGCCACTGATACAACCTGTAAAATCAGTCATACAGTAGGTTCCACTGTTACCACTGCCAAGTTGTAAATAACTCATTGCTTTTAAAGCATTAGTTTTGTTTCCTGGAATACCATCGGGACTATTAGTCAGACTCAAGTCTTTATTTGTAACTTCAAGCTGAGCGACAACCTGAGCGAATCTTTCAAATGTCCAACTATAGATTCCCTTGATCTGTCTTAGCGTATAACTAAAGGCAGCAGCCGCTAGCGCCACTGTATCGGGTAAGCTCTTCAAAAGATATTCACTGTGATCTTTTAAGCGACTATTCAACCCACCATTAACATAGATAAAATCATAGATCTTGGCAGCGGCGGTATCAGTTCTCCATTCAGGGACAGTGATTGTGTTATGACTTTCAGGAAACATTTTATTAACAGTGAGTAAGTCTTGAAGACTGGTTAGTCCCGCTGTTTTAACATTGAGAATAGTCTTGATTTGTGCTAGATCAGACCCTGTAATATATCCCAAAGCAGTCCAAATGTTCTTTAACTGTTGAACAGTGGCTTCCTTACGATCAATCAATATAGCATTTAAATCAGTTATGCTAAGATCAGCCGCTACTAGAGCCAATCTCACGGCCTCGGTTAAAGCATTATTAGATTGAAGATGAATCAAAAACTTATCGGTTCTGCCAAAATACTCAATGTCTGCTAAATTAACTGCTTTGCCAAGATTGATTAAATCTGAGCCAAATGCTCTAAAAGCCAAACTAACACCTGAAATATCAGCACTTGTATGATCATTGATGCTTGTATGACTAAACTGCTGAAAACTCTGAGTGTTCTTAAAACTAGCAATAGTTCTGTTTGTCTTTTCTGCCCAAGCTTTATGTTGCCCGATACTTCTAGTAAGTCTTAGATAATGATTGGGCCTGGTTTCATATTCAAAGTCCCAAAATTCAAAGAATCCCTGTCTGGGATATAGAGCTAGATAACCCTGTCCAAAATAAACATCGGCCTGACAAACAGCACTGGGATCAAAGTTAGCACAGAATTCGTATTCCTCATCGTTCCAACCTGTAATCCATCCATAGTTAGTGTTAGACACTGTTTGACTACCGTTATCAGGGCTAGGGAATTGAGGATAGTTATCAGATGGATAAGGATCATGATAGTTAGGGTAAGTTCTAATAAACGAACTAGGTCTGCTATTTCCAAGAGCATTGACAACACCATTGCCTACAGAAATTAATCTACGCCACATATCTAAACGATTTACGGGAAGATTTAAAGTGCCGCCAGGCGAATACCCATTAAGTTTAATAATAGCCTGTGTTAAATGATTTAACACAGTTGAGCTAATCAATGAACCCCACGTATAAGATCCTATATTTGTATTTTCTTGACTTCTAGACCAAACGCCAGCAAACCCTTGAAATCTAGGATTGATTACAAAAACACGATCTACATGAGTAGCATCTAGACCACCCGTAATACGATCACGATCACCCTTGAGTAGACCGCTTAACGTGTTTAATTGTAGAGGGGTATATTTTCCGCTTAAACTCATGTAACAAATGTGTTAGAACTACCTTGTGCTATCGGATTACCATCTGTACATCCGCTAGTAACTCTAAGCACTGGTGCCGTTTCACAAAATACATCAGGACTGCCATTAGTGGTATTGGGTCGTTTATGACGACCTGGACCATGAGCAGTGATTGGGCTACCATGTAACCCTACAGGTATATTGTTACAGTATACCGTAGCAGCATGACGTATAATCTTGCCACCGTCGGTATTAGTGTCACCTTTTCTACTTAGATTTGGCATATTATCCCAAAATTACCTTTTTAGTGGGTGTAACAATAGCAGAGGTTGCTTCACGATAACTACGAACTACATCATCAGCAGTATTACCCCATAGTGCTACACTATTAGTATTTAGCGTTATAACATTCTTACGATTTGCTGTTAGCATTGTTGGAATCAATCCCATGCCCTGAGGACCTGGGGCTACACTAACTGGTTCACTAATCTCCACTGTATGAGTATTGTAGTCAACAGCAGTAACTTTTCCAACCATTTCTTCTCCTGTCACTAACTTGAACGTATAAATCTCGTCTATTTTAATATCTTTCATTGTAATCTCTGTTTAAGTTCTGTAAATCCACCTATATGCTCGTCGCCAAGAAAAATCTGTGGCACTGATCTAGCACTAGGCAC